ATTCTAATGCTCTTAAAATGGATGCACATAAATTAGAATTTAGTGAAGATTTCTTTGATTGCATTTTTATGAGTCATGTTGCAGAACATTTTTTAAATCCAGTCAAAGCATTTAAAGAGATACTCCGAACACTAAAAACAGGAGGAAAACTTTTAAGCATTACTCCGAATTGTTGTGAACATCAAATCATAAAAGGAGACCCCGACCACATATTTGTATTAAATAATATTCAATGGATTAGACTTTTGAATAATGTAGGGTTTAAAAACATCAAATCTTATGTTCAGATGACAAGTAATGGAGGAATGATTAGTGATATTCAGAATTATAATATTATCACTATCGCACAAAAATGAAAGAGACTGCTATATTAATCAACACAAGAGACAGACCGAGTGAACTAGGTTTACTTTTACAAAGTTTAAGAACCCAAACTTATCAAAACTTTGATATATTTGTTTTAGATGATTTCGGAGGAACACCACTAACTAACTTTCATTTTTTAAATTGTTTGATTAATTTACTCAAAATGGAAGGACACCAGATATCTTTTAAGAGAACTAATTTTCCTCATGGAGTAAGCCGAGCCAGACAAGAGATTGTTAATTGGGCAAAAGGATATGAATTGTTTTGTCGGGTAGATGATGATGTTATTTTAGAGCCAGAATATTTGAATAAATTAAGAATTGTTTTATCCGAAGGATATGACTTGGCTAGTGGAGTTACTGTTCCTTGCTCCCCATTTATCAGAAGAGACCCCAAATATTTAAATGGAAAAATCAACCGAGTAATAATTAATGATGAAGGAAAATTAATTTATAATGGAGATGATTGTGGTATGCCTTATATTGATTCAATAGTTTTACCCGCAGACCATTTTAGAAGTTGTGCACTTTACAAATCAGTAGTTCACGATAAAGTTAATTATTTACCAAACAAATTAAGCAACCATGGATTTAGAGAAGAACAGATATTTAGTTTTAGATTAATTATGGAAGGTTACAATATTGGAGTAGATACGGGAGCTCTTAATTATCATCAAATGACACCTTCTGGAGGAGAAAGATTTCATAATCAAGTGGACTTAACACAATTTAACCAGAAAGCATTTGAAGAATTTACTCGAAAAAATAAAAATAAATTGAAAAAATATTTTAATACTAAAATAGATTCAGAAGAATTAAATAAATGCACCAACTTAATATGATAAACGTAATCGGACCAATCTTTGATACTTCGGGATATTCTATTCATACTCGAGAACTAGCCAACGCATTATTTAAATTAACCAAAACGAGGATGACTACAAATTTAGTCGATGGTTGGGAGAAAGTAGTCACCGATGAAGAACTTAAAATGATTAAAGAACCATCAACAGAAGAGGTAAATTTAATAATTGCTTTACCTCACCAATGGAAATTTTTTACAAATAATTATAGAAACTTTGGTTATTGTGTGTGGGAAGGTGACAAAGTTCCAGAGAGTTGGATAAATGATTTCTTAAATCCAGACATTGAGTATATTTTAGTTCCATCAAAGCACACCCGCCAAGCAATAGAAAACACTTTAATGGAAGAGACAGAAAACCAAGAAAGTTTTAAGATAGAATTTTCAGACGATTTTGATAAAATCATGAAGAAAGTTAAGGTCATAAATCACGGAGTAGATTTAGACAAATTTCATACTCGGCACATCGATGTAAAAAATATTAGCCCATCACTGATGAAGGAAGAAGTTACAACTGGGGTAAGTAAAATTAAATCAGATGAAGAGGTAGACATTGGCGAATCTACCCAGTATTCCTTTGCCGAGTTTATATTTTTATGCAACAAAGGATTTAGAAATCTTGAAGATAGGGGAGGAATCCAGTATGCAATAAAAGCTTATTTGGAAGAGTTCACCCCAGAAGATAAAGTCAAGTTAATTATTAAACTTAATATGGCTTATCCAATTGGAGATTTAAACAAAATGATTGAAGAATTGAAACCAGAAAAAGTTAATTATCCCCCTATCGAATTTGTAGCACAAAATATTCCTTACAAACAGATGTTCGAATTTTATAAAAAGGGAGATGTATTTTTAGCTCCTACCCGAGCAGAAGCATTTAACATTCCTTGCCTTGAAGCTATGGCTTGTGGGCTCCCTGTTATTACTACTAATTTTGGTGGACAAACGGATTATGTTAGCGGAAAAAATGGGTGGTTAGTTTCTGGAAAATTAAATGAAGTCAAACACGAATTAATGTATGAAGGAATTAAATGGTTAACTCCGAATATTTTTGAATTACGGAGAGCAATGAGAACCGCTTTTCAACAAAGAAGATTACCCTCATTTAGAAAAAAGAAAGAAGAGTCAATTAAAATAGCGAGGAAATTAACATGGAGTCATTCTGCACAGAAAATAGTGAACTTAATTTAATCGCCAAAGACCAATTAAAAGAGATAAGAAAGACCTCTTTTGAAAATTTAATGGTATATTTGGGCAGAGAATTAGAATAGAAACATTTAAATACTATAATAGTTAAGTAATTATATTAAAATGACAAATTGGTTTACAGAGCACAAGATAATTACAGGATTTATAATGGCGGGTTTATTTTTTTATTTTTTAATCTCATTTGGTTATATGTTTAGTTTAATGAATTTACCTTCATTTGCTCCAGAAGAAAAAACCTATTCAAACGATAATACTTTGGCTTGTGTTATGGCTCAAGATTTCATTTCAGATTATTTAAATTTTCCAGAAACCGCAGACTTTCCCTCTTGCACTAAAATAAATATCATTTATGACGGAGACCAGAAATATAGAGTAAATGGATATGTTGTTTCTGAAAATGCTTACGGAGTAAAGATTAAAACAGATTATTGGATTTGGTTAAAAGACAATGATGGAAGTTGGGTGATGGAGGACATCTCGATATAATGCCTAGAAAAGTAGAACCCAGAGAAAAGATTGTCATTAAGTCTATTGGATTTCCATTTAGACAACATGAATTTTTTAATGCTAACCCAGACTTTAAACCAGACGCATGTTTGAGAGAAGAAATAGATAAACAAATCAAATATAAAAAACAATACAAATTTTTATCTAAAAAAAAAGAGGAGAAAAATGAAGAGACAACTAACGAATGATGAAAATACTCTAACCCAGAAAGGATTGAAAAGGCAGGAGTCAAACTTAAAGGAATTAAAAGAAAATCTTGAATACAACAAAAAACAAGAATCTTACCAAGAAACTACTTGGGTGTGGGATGATTACGATAGACCTATCAAACGAAAAAATATCAAAAAGAAATACGCAGACGCAGAGAAAATGCTCACCAAAGAAATAGAAGAAACAGAACAAGCAATTAATGAGTTAAAATCACATTTAAAAGAAGGGGTTGAAATTAAGATTCCAACTGGTGTCCAATGAGTCAAACTAATATTAACTTAGTTCCAGGAACTTTAACCTTAATCACTTTATCTTTGCTTTTTTTAAAGGCATTTGACAAAATAAATATTAGTTGGTTTTGGGTGTTTTCTCCGCTTATTATTGGAGGATTACTTCTTTTTGCAGGTTTAATTATTGCACTTATACTAGCTATTTTAACGGATTAGAAGGAGGTCAAATGGGAATATTAAGAGATATAACAAGAGAAGAACGAAGAGACTTTTTGAGTTTAATGGACGCAGACCCTAAAAGAGCCATAACTACTTTGGTTGAATCAAAGTTCCAAGAAGCTATGAAAAAAGGATTACCTTTTTGTAGACAGGCTGTTTGGGATTTTATTAATGATAGTCTTGAAACACAATCGAAAGAATCACAAAGGAAGAATGGATTTGTTAAAGCTGCGGATATTAAAATGCCAGAAATAGAATGGTCTAAATTTTCAGATTTAAAAAACTTCAAACTTTTAGAAGAAGGAGACGCATATACAGAGGATTTATCTAAACGATACGGGACACCAGTTTATTTGAAAAAAAAGAATTATCAATGGATAGGAACTGTTTATACAATTTGCGTAATGGAAGATGGATTAGATGCACTCAAACGGATTCAAAATGTTAACAAAACAGAAACAGGGCAAACGAAATAAAATCAACGGAGCTAACTTTGAAACAAGAGTCAGAAAAGATTTAGAAGATAAAGGATGGATTGTTTGTAAGTGGATGAACCAAGTCGATTTAGATAATAATAAATTAATTCCCGCTAAACATAAGTTCTCTGGAATTGGAAGACCTATGGCTATTGGGACAGGATTTCCCGATTTTATTGCATTTATGCCATTAGACTATGGTGATTACCGAATTTTAGCAATAGAAAGCAAATCAAACGGAAGGCTCACTAAGATAGAAAAAGACAAGTGTGACTGGCTAACTAAAAATAAAATCTTCTCAACCATTTGGATAGCCAAAAAAATCAAAGCACTAAACAGAATAACAATAGAATATGAAAGATACGAATAAACTAACAATAGAATACATACCAGTAGCAGAGATTATCCCTTATGCAAAGAACCCAAGAAAGAACGATAAGGCGGTGGACTTAGTAGCCAATTCAATACAAGAGTTTGGATTTAAGAACCCATTAATTTTAGATAAAAACAATGAAATAATCACGGGACACACAAGACTAAAAGCTGCGATTAAATTAGGACTAACAGAAGTTCCAGTAATGTGGGCGGAAGATTTATCCCCAGAACAAGTAAAAGCATACAGAATATTAGACAACAAATCAAGTGAACTAGCCGATTGGGATGAAAATTTACTTGAATCAGAATTCAGGGCCTTAGAAGAGAAAGGATTCGATTTAAGTTTAACTGGATTCTCAGACAAAGAAATCGGTGACATATGGGATGACTTCGAAGAAACAAAAGAAGATGATTTTGAAGTACCCAAGGAAGCAAAGTATAAAATAACTCCTGGACAAGTGATTGAATTAGGCAACCATAGATTAATGTGCGGTGACTCAACCAAAGAAACAGATGTAGACAAATTAATGAATAAAAATGAGATTAATTTACTTTTAACCGACCCACCTTACGGAATAAATGTTGTAGGAGACAATGGTTTAATAGCAAAAGGAGTCCTAGCCAAAGAAGGAACATACAAAAAGGTTTTAGGTGATGAATCTTACTTTGACATAACATTTTTACTAAAATTGGGAGAAACACAAATCATCTTTGGAGCAAACTATTTTCACGATGTATTACCTCTAAACACAAAATGGTTAGTTTGGGATAAAGACAGACCAGTTGGAACAACCTTTGGAGATTGTGAATTGATATGGACCAATCAAAAAGGAATAGCCATAAAAAAATACAAATGCACTTACCATGGTATGGTAAGAGAAGGAGAATCAGGAACGAAAGTCCATCCAACACAAAAACCAATCAAATTACTAATGGATATAATCAAAGACTTCTCTAAAGACAAAGATTTAATCTTAGATTTATTTGGAGGAAGCGGAAGCACATTAATTGCATGCGAACAATTAAACAGAAAATGTTTCATGATGGAAATAGACCCATTTTATTGTTCAGTAATAATTGAAAGGTGGGAAAAATTAACTGGTAAAACACACACCTCAATTTCCAGTGGAAAAAAAGAAAAGGATGAGTTACCTGATTATTAAAATGCAACAAAGCAGAAGAATGAAAAAAGACTGGATTCCTTACCAAGAAGAAGAGAATCCTCAAAGGGAATTAAAAGACTATTTTAAAGATGATAAAGAACAAAAACGGACAATTAAGGGGTAAAAAGAAGTTAATGATTGAATCATTAAGGAAACAGTTAGGAGTAGTAACTGCAGCCTGTGAGAATGTAGGCGTTGCAAGAACAACTCACTATGAGTGGATAAAAATTGACCCCTTGTATAAAGAGGCAGTTGAGAATTTACCTGATATGTGTTTAGATTTCGCAGAAAACGCCTTATTCAAACAAATAAAGAGCGGGAGTATCCCTAGCACAATCTTTTATCTGAAAACAAAGGGAAAGAATAGGGGATATATTGAGAAAACAGAAGTAGAGCATTCCTCTAATGACTTTCACATTCAAGTAAATATCCCAGAGTCAGTCAAGGAGCTGTTCGATGAATGAAATTCGATTTAACCCAGAAACAAGCATATGCTTACCTAAAGTTAAAAGATAAGGTTTGTAAGGAAGTCGGATACGGAGGAGCTGCGGGAGGAGGTAAAAGTATTTTAGGTTGCTTTTGGGTATTAACACAATGTATTGATTATCCAGGAACTGCATGGGTTATTGGTCGAAAGGAATTAACTAACCTAAAGAAAACAACTTTATTATCATTCTTTCAAGTCTTACAAATATTAGACATCTCACCCGAGAGACTATTCAGATTGAACTCACAGACCAACACGATGGACTTTCACAATGGAAGTAAGATATTCTTAATGGATATGTCTAAACAACCTTCTGACCCCCTATACACTCGATTTGGAGGACTTGAGTTAACTGGAGCATTTATTGACGAATCAAACGAAAATGATTTAATGGCTATTGAGATTTTAAAAACTAGATTAGGAAGATGTAAAAATAAAGAATACAACCTTATTCCTAAATTACTTGAAACCTTCAATCCTTCAAAGAACCATGTTTACACCAGATACTACAAACCATTCAAAGACCAGAAACTACCCGACCATAGAATATTTATCACTGCACTAGCCACAGATAACCCCTATTTAGATTATTCTTATATTGAACAATTAAAGAACGCAGACAAAGTAACACGAGAGAGACTACTTTATGGAAACTTTGAGTATGATGATGACCCAACTAAGCTATTTGAGTATGAAAAAATCTTAGATATATTTTCAGGAGTTTATCCTGAAGGACCACAAGAGCAAAACTACTTAACTTGTGATGTTGCAAGAAAAGGAAAAGATAAAACAGTAGTCATGATTTGGAAAGGATTACAAATACAAAAAATCTATACGGAAGATATTTCTGATTTAAGGATGTTATCTAAAAGAATAGAACAATTTTGCATTATTGATAAAATCCCCTTTTCAAATGTGATTATTGATGAAGATGGATTAGGGGGAGGAGTTGTTGATAATTTAAAAGAATTTAGACCACAAGTAAAAGGATTTATCAATAATTCAAGTGCAATAGAAACGGAATATACAAAGAAATTTCATAATTATGCTAACCTAAAGACTCAATGTTATTTCAAGTTACAGGAATTAGTCAATAAGGGTAAGATAGGTTGCTTGGAAGTTCCATTGGAAATCAAGGAGTTAATTATTCAAGACTTAGAACAGATTGCACAAAAAG